GATGCAAAGAAGATTGCGACTTGTGTTGCCTGGAAACTTTGCAATTGCTTCAGGTAACAATTATGAGGTTGAAATTCCTCATCGATTTGTTTCTGAAGATAAGCAGATTGACTCCACTCTTAGTGGTAAATACATTACATTGAGTGTGAGACATATGATTCGTTATGATAAACATGAAACGATTATTGAAGTTGCTACGGATTCAATGAAAAAAGTATGATACATCCTCAACAAAACGATTTCGCTGGTAAAAATGGGTTCATTTGGTGGACAGGCGTAATTGTCGATAGAAAAGACCCAGCAAACTTAGGTCGATGCAAAGTTAGAATTATCGGCTGGCACGATGAAAATAAAAATTTATCTCCTGTCGAAGATTTGCCATGGGCACAAATTTTAACACCACCAAATCATTCAAAGAATTTTGCATTACCTAAAGAAGGTGAATGGGTTATGGGTTATTTCTTGGATGGAAATAACGCACAACTACCAGTCATTATGGGTGTATATCCTGGTTTGGTTGCCAAAGACCCAACAAAAGCAACACCTCTTGCTTGGCACGATGAAAGAAAACAATCTGAAATCGACCAAGACCCTAAACCACCATCAGAAGTAATTGTATATACAGTTGGTGAACCAACCGTATCACGCCAAGGCCGTGGTGTTGTTGAAGGTACTATGATTGCCAAAAATAATAAAGATTTGGCACACGTTTGCGACTTCATTTCCGAAATGCAAAAAAATATTAACTTAAAGAAATACACAAAAGCTTTAGCTAATAAATTGCGTGAAATGATTAGAGCCGTCATGCGAGCTTTAGGATTTACGGATGCAACAGGACAATATTCTTGGATTTTGAATAAACTTAAAGCATATGCTCGTGAAGTTCGAAGAATTCAAAAAGAAATCATTCAACCAATTATTGATTTTGAAAAATATGTTTTGGCGTACATTACAAAAATTCGTGCGATGATTCAATGGTTGTTGAGTTTACCTGAACGTTTCTTGCAAATGTTACATGAGTGTTTACAGAAATTTTTAAAATTGGTCGCTCAGATTTTTTATGACACAATTATGGGTTTCAAAGAAGGTATAAAAATGGACGAATTTGATGAGGTCATTGCAGCAGCGAAGGATGCCGTAAATGCAACCTATGACCTTGCCAATAAAACTCTTGTTGCCGCAGCAGGCGCTCAAGCTATCGTAACGTCTGCAACACAAGGACTTTTGATTCCAACCTCGGATGCTGAAGTTGAGGCAGCTAATACATATATTAATAGTTACACATCCAATTCGGATAATGCAGTGAAAAAAGTTAACGCAGGATTACAAGCACCTTAATTATGAGCATACAAACTCCACCATCAGATAATTTGTGGACAGAACCAGAATCTGCTGCAAATACAGACTATCAACCGATATATCCGTACAACAATGCAACTTTGACCGAATCTGGACATTCTTTTGAATTGGATGACACTCCAGGTCGTGAACGTGTTCGACTACAACACCGTAGCGGTACATTTATTGAAATGCATCCTAACGGCGATGAAGTTCATAAAGTTTACGGCAGTGGTTTTGAAATTGTTATAAAAAATAAAAACGTTTTGATAAAAGGTGCATGTAATATTACGGTTGAAGGTGACTGTAATATGCAAGTTCTTAAAGATTTTAATCTTTCAGTTAAGGGAGATTATAATGTTGAAGTTGCAGGCAGGATGAATCAACGTGTACTTGGCGACATTAACATTTTAAGTGATGATGATATTTCCATTGCTGCAAATGAAACGTTTGGTGGTGCTGTTAGAATTTCTGCTTGCGATAACGTTACAATTTCTTCAGACTTAGTTGTTGCAGGTTCTATGCACGCCGACATTATTTCTTCGGAATCTCGCATTAACGCAGGTACTGGTTTGTATGCAGGACCACTTGGTGTGTATTCTGTCGGACCAATTACTAGTCTTGTTAGTGTACAGGCACCATTAGGCAATTTCTCAATTATGACCTCCATTTTGATGCACGATACAATCAATACAGGAATTTATAAGACACACATTCATCCTTCACCTAAGGGACCAACTGGAGTTCCTATTATTCCAATGGTATAAATTATGAGCATTTTTAGTAGATTAAATTACAACTATTCCGATTCAATTGTTACTGAAATGTCCAGTAACACTAAATCTTTTATGAACACTGTGCCAAGTTTAATAAATGACTGGCAGACGGAAGATATTGCAAATGATGACACCGGTGGTTATTTTAAAAATCCGGTTTCAACTGTCACACAAACAATTAGAGACACTTCAAATACACTAGTTACATTATTGCAAGAAAACCCTGGTGCAAACACATCAGAAGTTCGTGGAACTACAACACCAATCACAATACTATTCAATACTATACAGTTATTGTCGGCCAACACCGGTGGCAACAATGGAGGATTCTTCATTTCACACACCGATAGAATTTCTGGTATCACTAGTGTTGAACAATCTGTAAAGGATGGTGTTGATGTTTCTTTGGTTCCTCATTATGATACTGCGATTTCACAGGGACAAATTTTGACGTATCTAACGAACCAATCTGACGGTATTCAAAACAACTCTCCTATAATGGGAAATTTTACTTCAATAACAATTGCACAAGAATTGAGTGATTATTCCAACACAATTTCTGCTTATTATGAAACAATCAATACCAGTATAACAACCACAGGAACTGGTGCAAATAATGAGACTGACCCTATTATTAGAACATCGAGTCTTTCTTTGTCCGTAGTTCAAGAAATGTCCAATAACGTTGTTGCAATACATGATATGATGAGGGACCGTAGAGTACACGATGAAGAATTTTACAGAAATTCAAAAGCTGTAGTTGAAGATTATAACTCAGTGAAAGGATTCTCGGACATGGGTGCGACACAAGAACATTTGGTTAAAAATTATATTGGCTCGGACAAACTTCTTGCCCGAATTAACTCATAAATAACAGATGGCAACAGTAAAAACAACTATCGCAAGACAGTATAAAGATTTGGATTTAAATTTCCTTGCACATCCTATTAAGAAGGATGTGGTTAAAACTGTCGATGAAATGTCTGTAATCAATTCGGTCAAAAATTTAATCTTGACCAACCACTATGAACGTCCTTTTAGACCAGAAATTGGTTCCAGTGTAAGCAAACTATTGTTTGAAAATATGGACAAAATTACGGCTTCGGCAATAGAGCGAGCCATAGAACAGACCATTTCAAATTTTGAACCTAGAGTTAGAATTTCTTCCGTGAGTGTTTCTCCTGATTTTGACAATAACGCATTTTCAGTTGGAATGGAATTTTACATAATTAATCGAACAGAGCCTATAACTATTCAATTTTTCTTAGAACGAGCAAGATAACATGGCAGACCGTTTAAATGTTACTCCACTAGACTTCGATACAATCAAGTCAAACCTAAAACAATTTTTAAAACAACAATCGGAGTTTAGTGACTACGATTTTGAAGGTTCCGGTTTATCGGTACTTTTGGATATTCTTGCTTATAATACCCACTATAATTCATATTATGTGAATATGGTGGCTAACGAATCCTTTTTGGATACGGCAGTTCTAAGAAATTCTGTTGTGTCACATGCCAAAAAATTTGGTTATACTCCACATTCTGCAACATGTCCTCGAGCAGTTGTTAATGTTACTGTTAACACAACAAATAGTACACCGGGAACACTTACGATTCCTAAAGGATATAAACTATTGTCAAACCAAATTGACAATCGTGCATACACATTTGTGACATTGGATGATTATACCGTATCTAAAACCGCCAACAATTATGTGTTTACAAATTTACCAATCTATGAAGGTACTTTTGTAAATTACAATTTCTTGCACTCAAATAATTCAAATCCTAAACAAATATTTACGTTGCAAGATGAAAATATTGACACATCGACTATCACAGTTCGTGTTCAGCCTTCCATTTCAAATACATATTCTACAATTTATAATTTGGCCACCGATGCTTTGTTGGCACAAAATGATAGTGAAATTTATTTCTTACAAGAAGGCCAAGATGGCAAATACCAAATTTATTTTGGTGACGATATTGTAGGCAAAAAACTTGCAGACGGTTCTTATCTGACTGTATCATATGTTGTTACGAGTGCAGCAGAAGCTAATAGAGCAAATAATTTTATTGCAACATCTGGAATTTCTGGATATACCAACATTACTGTTGATTCTGTTTCTGAGGCTTTAGGTGGTGTTCAACGTGAAACAGTCGATTCTATTAAGTATGCCGCACCATTAAATTTCTTATCTCAGAACCGTGCAGTTACAAAGAACGACTACATTCGACTAATACAACAAAAATATCCATCCTTTGAGGC